AAATTATCTTCTTATAACGAATGTAACAACAAGTTTAATTGTATTACTAGAAGCTCCATCAGTTATCATTTCAATAGTTCCACCTTCAGCAACTTCGTTAGCTGCTGTTGGTTCTGCTGTATCTACGTCTCCAGCTGCAGATCCAGATTGTGTTACTGTAATTCCGCCACCAGTTATTGCTGTACCACCAATTTCGAAAGTAATTCCGCCATTAGCTGTTCCAATTGCTCCTTGAAGAGCAGTTATAATTTTTATTACTTTGCCTCCATCAGGTACAGGCACGAATGTTGATGATGCTGTACTAATGTCTGCTATTGTAGATGTTAAAAAGTAGTCGTTTAATGTTCTCATTTTGTTTCCTCATTGTTCCGCCTTTAACCCCTCTCAAGACTTCAATGTTAGTTAGGATGCAAGGCGGATAGAATTTGAGGTTATCCGCCTACGCATTTTTTATATTATTATGAAGTTGTTAAGTCAGCTACACAGCCGCTTGCAGCTTCATTTCTTGATTCTAAAGTTGCCTCTAGAATTAATTGTCTTTTTTCTGAGTCTCCAGTTTTTGACAATTCATGCATTGAGAAGTCTCTTAAGAAAGCTACTCCCCAGTAATCCATGTCTAATACCCAAGCATCTCTATCTCTAGAGAATCTGTTAGGTACTACTTGAAGTTGACCGAAGTCAGAAGCGTAAACATCTACTGATGTGTATAAAGTTGCATCAGCACCTGCATCGAATCTAGTTGAATTACCAGTAAATCCTGATAATTTTTGTTTGTTGAAAGGGCCTACCATTATCATAGTAGGGTTTCCGCCTTCATTCCAAACTGATTTGATTACAGATTTCAAGAGAGATTCTGTGAAAACTCTTTGAGTTCCATCAGTTGCTGCAGTATTACCTACAGAACCAGATGTACCAGAAGTTCCCATTACGTCATTAGTAGCAACCCATGCTCTTAATGAACCCATTTCTCTTGCTGCTGTTGCTGAACCTGTTACTTCAGCGTTGTTTGTTGTAAGTTGTGCTTCCAAGTCTCTTTTAAGCTCTTTAGCTTTTTTAGCGATTTGGTAAGCTAGTTCAGAAGCTCTTCCAGCTTTATCAACTACTTCCTGCGTACCTGTGATTACAACTGTTTTGTCCATAATTTGACAAGAGTTAGATAATCTAGTTGTTGCAGTAACAGCGTCTAAAGTTGCTTCGTCACCTTCGATTACAGCATTGGATGTAGAAGCTGCTGCCAAACTGTCAGTTTGCCATTCGTGTAGAACTGCTGTAGCTTTTACTTTAGCTGCAGAACTAAGGAATGGTGTGTCAGTTGGCGAGATGTTATAAATAACATCTGACAGATCTTCACGTTCTCCAATGGAATCATACGTATCAAACGTATTTGTTGGTTGTGCCATTGTATTTTACCTTTTTTGTTGAGATTTAAGATTAATCATATCCCTTATTGCGTCTTGAGCTTCACGAAGATGCCCAGTTTTCTTTAAGCGACTGATTTTGTTTCTTATTTCCTCTCTACCTGAACTTGGACTTGATTTAGCTACGCCAGCTTTTACGACTTTAGGAGCATGTGCTACCTTTTTCTGGGCTATAGGTTTTTTATCTTTAACAGATTTATATCCCATAGCATCTTTGATCACCATTAAAAATCTGTGATCTGCCAGATTCCCAATTTCAGCATCAGAAAAACCATATCCACGTAATGTTGTACGCATATTAGTTCTGAACTGATCCGCTTTATTAGGATCGCTATATTCTGGAATTTTAGCTGCTGCTAACGATTTTTGAGTTTCAAGGTATTCATTATACTGTTGAGTATAAGCCTCTTTAGCTTTCGATTTCATGTCCTCTATCTGCCTATTTTGTTCTCTTAACTGGTAATCCAGTCTTGCTGCAGACGTGGGATCTTCATCATAAAGTTTCTGGAGATCCTTACTACCTTGTTGTTGTCTGATGAATCCATCAGCAGTTCCAATCAATTCGTTTAGTTCTGATAAACGAGTATCATAAGATTGACGCAAACTCTGTTTTTGAGCTTCAAGATCTTTTTTCTCTAAGCCTAAAGTGTGAGTCTTTTGTCTATAATCCGAGTCTCGTGAATAACCTGCTTTCAACTCATCGAGGGTAACCTCTAACTCTTGACCACTAACTTTAACTCGGTGGAGTTCGGGTTCCTCTGTAGCTGTTTGCGTTTCTTCTTCGATTTCGGGTTTCTCAGTAGCGGCTTCTTTAGGAGTTTCTTCAGACTTTGATTGACTCTCTTTTGAAGTTTCCTGTTCGATCTTTTCAGGTTGCTCTGAAGGAGCTGCTTTTTTATTTTCTGGTTCTGATTGTCCTTCTTTAGGATTCAGTAGTCCAGAAATTTTTTCAGCTGCACCTTTAACTGTTTGTTCTTGTGCCATGTAACGTTCCTTTCTTGTTGGTTGACGTGTAACGAGCTCCTAGAATAGGTTAGCTCTTATTTAAAAGCTCAAGATCTTTTTGAGCTAGTTTTCCGCTTTCCATGATTGTCTGTAAATGCCCTCTAATTTTGTCTAGCATATTATATGCCATCCAAAGGGATCTACGTTTTTCATCGTCAGCAAAATTCGTATTAAAAATCTGTTCCTTGTATGTTTCTAAAAGATCTTCAAACGCCTGTTTTAACAGGGGATCGTTTAGAAGAACCTGGGCTCTCTTTCCCTGGCGTATTTGTGTCTCTAGCTTGTCCATCATTAAAGAATTGTTGTTGTCCTTTTACTATTTCTTTCATTAAATCTCCAGATTTCTGAAGATCAGTTTGTTCTAACATACTTCTACGTTTCAATTCAAGCTCATCTATTTTAGAACCATATTTAAGCTCTAATTCTTTAATTTTTATCTCAAAATCAAGCAATTGTTGTCTCATTCTACCTTCAACTTCTTTTAATCTTACTTCAGCTTTCAATTGTTCACGCTGATTCTCACCTTGAACCTGAGCTAATGTAACTTTTTCAAATTCAGTAGGTGGTTTAGGTGGAAGTTGAGGCATTTGTGCTGCACCAACGTCAGGATCCATGAAATATGGCTCAATTCCGTTTAGTCCAGCATTTTCTATTAATTTTTTTAAACTATTGTATACATTTCTAAGGTTTACCATAGGTCCAAAGACATTTTGTTGTAAGTTTATTGCCTGCATTTGTCTTTCTAAGATTGCATTTAATAAAATTAGTTGTTGTTCTTTAGAACCTGTACCTAAACCTACTTGAACAGTAACATTAACTCTGTCTTTCCATTCATAAGGTCTCATAGGAATGTATTTTCCTCTAATTCTTACGATCTTTTCTTTTTGTTGATACTTACATACCAATTCAAATATTTTTAAAGCTAGATCCTTAACACCTGTTTCAGCAAAGATTCTGGCAATTAACTCCATTCTCATTTGTGATTGTGTCAGAATTTGGTTTTGTCCAGTTGCTGTTTTATTTAAGGTATCAGCATCTAGCCCTTGGGATTGTCTTGTAACCCCTGTTCTAGTTTCTTTAACAGAATCTAGATAAGCTAACATTCCGCTAGCTTGTTCTGTAATTGGTTGTGCCTGAATAGGCATCATAACATTTTGTGGAGGTTGTTTTGTTCTTACAATTCCACCAGGTCTGTTAGTTAATAGATCATCCATTGCAACTTGACCATCTTGAACTGCAACTCTGTTATTATTTGTTAGATACATGTTGTCTAACATTTGTCTCATAACAGTAGATTTAATTAATTGGATGTCTTCTACTAATTCAGATACAGATCTACCATGAAATCTGTGTGGCATAATAACTGGAGTCATTGATATAAATGGTATTGTATCAATTTCTTCTATATCTAGAATTTTTCCAGTACCACTACCTGCAGTAATAATTTTAACTAATTCTGCTTTTCCATCTTCATTAACATCAAGTTTAATATAAGATTCATGAACTGTAATATCTGTTGTACTTTTATCTCCATCTGATGCTCCATGTGATAAATCAATATTTTGATGCCTAATAAATTTATCTTCTGTAAAGTAATCTGCATCACCTGAAGGTAATCCTTCTACAAGGTCTTTATCAAAACCCATTTCAACAAGTTCTGTTCTTGTTTTAGTTGTTCTATGACATACAAAATTTGACGAATTAATAGATTTACATCTTCGTTCAATTAAAAACTCTTCTGGAGGAACTGGTTCTATTTTAACCTGTCCGTATAATCTTGTTCTATGAATAACAACATCGTGTAAAGCAATTTTATCAATTTCTTTTCCACGATCATCTGTAATAGGTTCTTCGTATTCTGAATGATTTTTAACTTTAACTTGAGGATCTGCAACAAGATCATTAAACTCATCATCTGTTAATCTTGTATATTCTTCTCTTTCAGTTTTCTGAGAATCATCCCAATAAACTTTTAAGATTCCATTCTTTTGAATTAATGCATCTTTAAATGCAGAATATAAAGCTAAGAATCCATCATTCTCTTTATAAAAAACATAATTAAGATAATCAGAACATTGACGTGCCATTTCATCGTCTTCTGGTCCAACACCTTCGCAATTAAATACATTATCTCCAGCTGTAAAGATTCTCATTAAAGATGGCATGAGACTTTCAACTGTGTCTAATACATCATTGGATACCACTTGGGAACGACCTTCTTGTTCGTTTCCTAATGGCATTCCTAGGTAGTACTGTAAGGATTTTTTCCTTCTAGCAACTAACTCGCCTCCAATAAATCCAGAGGCATTATGTAATTCTTTTCCTAATATTGATAATATTTCTTTGTCTGATTTCATACTACGTATTTGGTATCTACCTTAATTGGTTTATTCCATTCTGTCATATCAATTGGTTCTGCAACAGCTCCGTATCTAAATGCGTCAGCTGCGTGTGAACACCAATCGTGTAAAGGTTTATTTTTAAATACTTGGTTTTTATCATCCCATTGTTTTCGATATTGTCTTAATGCATCTAATCCTATTTTGCATTTTTGTCTATCAAAATAACAATGTGGTAATATATTTCTCACAGATTCAATTCCGTGATCTACTTCTAACTTAGGAGCTACTTCAAAATCAATACCTAATTCGTTAGCAACTTCCATTCTTGATTTACCTGTTCCTAATTCTCTAGCCATTATATCGTGTGGAGCTATATGATTAGAATAAGCATATCCTTTTTCTTCAAGTTTATCTGCATAATGTGCTAAAGATTCTCCTGAAGTTTCGTAATAGTCAATGAGGTGTATTTCTCGTCCCACTCTCTGTGCAAACCAAATTGCTGTCGAGTCTCCTATACCTAAATCCCACCACGTTTCTACACCTACATTTAAATCTACAGGCACGGAGCCAACTCTTCCATCATTATCGGCTTTCGTTATTAGTCTTCCGTAATAACTTCCTGAGACCGCTGCAGTAAATGAACATTCGAACTCTTGTTCGTATTGTTCTTCGGTCATTATGGAACGTGCCTGCACCAGCTCCTCGTCTGGAATCACCTTGGTTTCTGATGCTCTATAGATCTTACCCATCCAGTCTTTATGACCACGTTGGGCAAAGTCATAGACTTCCCAGAATTGATTATGTCCCATAGGGGTTCCGATAAACATTACCCATCCCAGTTTGTCTGATACAGCAGGTCTTACGATCTCTGTCCAAACTCTGGGTGACATAATTGCATATTCATCCATAACAACTCCGTCAAATCCTAATCCACGGATGCTGTCTGGATTATCTGCACCAAATATTTGAATACGACTTCCGTTAAATAAATCTATTCTTAATTCAGTCTCGTTCCTAGCTCCTCCAAAATTCATTAGAGGTTTCGTGTAAAATTTTAAATACTCCCAAGCTATTGACTTACCTTGTCTATAAGTTGGAGCTATAAACGCACAGAGCGATCTAGGTTTTGCTGCTGCCGTTTTAATTAATTCGTTAATGGATAATACTGATTTACCAAATCGTCTGTGACAGACTAATACATTAAATCGTTTTTTATTATCGTGAACTTCTAATTGATAAGGTCTTGGCCTATAAGGAATTTCAATTCGCTTAATCTTTTTGCCATTGGACTTTGATTTCGATTGGTTCATCTGATCCTATTCTTGAAGTTGAAGAAGCTAACCGAGGATGGATATATGGAGCTGATTTTTCAGCAGCATACATCTTTCGCTCAGGTGAGCTCATAGGATTGTTTAACACAGATAACATATAATCTAAAGGCGAATGTTGATATTTCACAGACATTTCGTCCATAGATTTCCACTTAGGTTTAGTGCTTTTAGAGCCTAAAGGTCTTCCAGCTCCTTCACGTTTTCCACCTTTTGTAGATTTTATAGGATATAGTTTCTGTTTTTCTTCCATTATATTCTTTTTCTACCTTTTTTATCAAATTGTCTAACAGCAGAATAACGATAACCTCTACCATATTTTTTACCTAGAGCTTTACCTCCATAGTATAAACCAGTACCAATTAAAGCTGTACCTGGAAATCTTAATAATGTTTTACCAACTCCTAAACCAAGTTTACCTATACCTCTTGCTAACGTAGCAGAAGGTCCTACATATCTTTTGTAGTTTCTAGCAATTTTTCCAGCTCCTTTTTGAACCGCAAATTTAGCTTTAGTTCCAAGAGCTTTTGTTCTGGAATACTTAACTACTGCTTTGCCACCTTTCCAATTTCCGTTTACATTTGCCATATTAGTATCTTACTTTCTTTCTTTTCTTTTTTGCGTATCGTTTAGCTGCAGCTTTTCCTTTTTTCGTGTAGCTAAATTTCTTTTTACCGACTTTTGGCATATTTACCTTTCTATCTCCCTAACCAGCAACATATCTATTTATTTGCTTGTTTTTCTTTTTTTTCCCATTAGTTAAACCTTTATAAGCTGCACTTGCTCCAAGACCTAAACCGCCTCCAACAACCGCTGCTCCAGCAGTCATTTCTGGGAATTGTTTGTAAAATTTTATTTCTTCTTTTACAAATTTCTTAGATTTTTTTCCAAACTTTTTAACTGACTCAGGTGTTTTTTTAGCTACAAATTTTCCTGCTTTTATTACAGGTTTTCCTACAGTTGCTAAAAAAGCCATTCCTTTTATTCCTATCATCTTAATAGTCCTCTGATAGCAGCATCTCTAGAATTAGGCATAGGCATATTGCCTCCAGGTCTTTGACCCATTTGTGCCATCTTAGGATTATTTGCTGCTTGTTCTAATAATCCAGCTTGTTTCTTCGCCATTTCAGGCAACATCTTGGCTCTTATAATCAAACCCAGCTGTTGCGATTCTTCTGGTGAAAGTCTAATAATTTTATCTGCTAGTTTTTCTAGTGATCGTTTAGCCATGAAACATCTTTCTATATTTACCTATCTTAGCTGTTTTAACAAACCCTGGGTCTTTAAGATCTTTTCGGAACGCAGTTCGCTGTTTAGCGACTTTCGCTCTCGTTTTCTTAAACCATCCTGGTATGCTATGTAAACTTCTTATTGCTTTCATCTACCTTGTCCTCTGTATTTGGAACGCTTTGGAATCCTCTTCGAGTAGGATTTCGCATGTCGCCCTGGTCGTTTTTTAAGTGTTCGCTTATGGTAAACATTAACTCCCCATTTCGGGAGTTTTTTACTCATTAGTCATTATCTAAAATGTCCCAAGCTGCCGCACCTGCTACACCTGAACCATATAGTTTCTTGTGTTTTTTAAGATGCTTATAACCACGTTGGTAGCCATATAAAGTTTTAGCTCTAGCTCCCTCAGAAAATCCTACTTTTTTCATTCCTGAAAGCGTACTTTTTGCCCAAGGTCTTAATTCGCCACCTCTAGCACCAGCACTTATAAAACCTTTACCTTTTTTCATAGTAAAGCTAGTTTTTTTAAACTTGCCTGTCTTATCTGCTAAACCTTTGCCACTATGATGTAATTTACTTTTAAAAGGCGAAAGGTGTCTAGTTGCTCGTAAAGCACCTTTAGTCATTGAATATAGCAATCTTGCAGCTCCTGCTGCGATTGGTAATGCCATAGTTTCCTCCTTCTTTCTTTGTTGTGTTGTTGTTGTACAAAACCCCCCTATTTGATCAATCGAGATCAATCTCGATGTGATCAGGGTAGATTTCAAACCCGTCAATTCGCTCAGGCGAATTGTCTTTCAATCGCTTGTCGCGATTGTTGTTGTTAAATAATTTTATCTCTGTCGCTTGTGACAGCGATAAAATAATTGTTGTTTTAAATTGCGGTTTGGTAGTCAATATACTCTGGGCTAAATCCATTGATATATTGATTGCCGAATCGCTCTATAACCCTTGATAACATTGAGCTTATTGATTGATGATTGTCAAGTAGATACACATAAAGAGCTATATTCTAGCATAGAATCAGCTCGGAAAGGTAATATGTTAACAAGTATAGTATTAAGTCTATTAGCTGTATGGTTGACTATTCTTATAGGATGTCAGTTAATAGGTATATTCTTAGGTTATAAGTTCTTCAAAGAAATAGCCAAAGAAAAATCAGATTGGAAGGTATAATGTATGACAATCGTACACAATATATTCTATCTGACCGTTATATTCGCCATCTTAATGATGATGTAATACAACCTGAGATACCTGTTCCGCTAACCGACAGGAAATTTAATAAGATAATATATAAGTTGTTTGGTAGCAAGCGTAAAACAACTTATAATAGAAGGGAAGGTAATAATGACTAATGTAGTTAATACAGTTAAATCTGTATCTCAAAAAGTCTACAATAATGGTAAGACATATGCCGAGAATGTTAAAGAAGGTATATTTTTACCAGCTAAAGCATTGAAAAACCATCAAGAAGTTATGGATAAACTAGATGCTAACGATAAGAAGATGGATTTAATTCTATCTAAATTATCTAAATAAATAGATATTGGGTTATGCCCTAGCTTATGCAGGGCATAGCCTTTAAAAAAATATTAAAATGAAGGGAATAGAGAGTATGAGCATAATTAGATTAGTACCAGAAAATCGTAGAAGTTATTGCGAAGATTGTGGCGATTGTCTACAAATAGTAGGACAAGGTAATTACGATAGATGTATATCTTGTGAAGATAGAAAGCAAAAAGAAGGTAAAAATTATATTGATAAAAGAACAATATATCAGAAGTACCTTGAATTATTTGTATGGGAGAAAAAATAATATGAGAATACTAATATTAATACAATTACTAGCAGGATTCGTACTAGCATTCCTAGGTGTAATAATTATGTTTCACTTAGGTGAAGTATGGTTAGGACTAAGTATAAGTCTAGTAGGATTCTATGCAGTAATAAGAGCAACACATAGATCTAGTTATGATTTAGGTGAAAAAGATGGATATATAGATGGATATTGGGAAGGTTCAAGAGATGAGATAACAGATCCCAAAAAAAAGAAAAATTATAAAATATAGGAGATATATGGAACCTACAATAATACAACTTGCAATAGATTCTATATGGAATACATTACAGAGTAAGGAACTATATATAATAGCATTTAGTGTCCTTGTTGTGTGGGCAGTATTACCAAGAAGGGAATAGAATGTATAGAGTGATACTCAAGAATAGATTTAGAGAGAGAGCTATCAATCTCGGAAGAGTTGTAAAGTTGATGTATCATCAACCATTTACAGGATCTATTCAGAGTGAACATATTAAATGGTGGAGAAACTATTTAATTAAATTTATTTATCTTGAAATATTGTATCCGAAGAAAGGATGGATAACATTAGTTAAGATAATGCGTGATGGGAAACCATCAGTAAGAGTAGTAACAAATCCAAGCACCTCTGGCAGGCGAGAGTTGCTTGTATTAAAACAACTATATGGAAAGGAAAATGAACATGTCCAAAAGAACGAAGAGAGACGAAAGAAATTTAGACATAGCAAAAAGGCTAGCAAAGAATTTGATAGCACATCGAATATGGTCTAGATTAACTCAAACACAAATGGGTGATATTATTGGTGTTTCTTTTCAGCAGTACCAGAAAATGGAGAAATGTGTAAATAGGATATATGCTGAAGATTTACAAAGAATATGTGAAAAGAATAAATGGGATATAACTATGATGTATGCAGATTCTGATGCAATGTTACATGAATGGATGCAAAGAGATTATCCAAATAATAGAGCTATACCTCGAGAATATGAGCAGGTTAAAGAGATGTGGAAGAAAGCTGAAATATCTGCTGATAAATATTATAAACGTAGAACTGAAAAGTTATACAATGTTATGACGAATAGAGAGGAGTAGAATGAATGGAATTTTTAATTTTGTTCGATTTATTGCTTATAGCGTTGCTGCTGTGACTGTTAGGAAAGGTTGGAATTGGCTCACCGCTGATGTTGATCCAATTCCTGGTACAAAAGAGTTTGATCAAGAGTTCTACGCAGCAAAACAAAAGTATAATCGATTAAGAAAAAAGAAAGGAGAATACGATGAAGCGAGTAGAAAAATACGGTAATATGTTAATTAAGGGATTAACATTACCAGTAAGGATAGTAGTAGGTATAGTCAATGCAGTTGAAAAGAATATGCCTGATACATTAGAATTTCCTTACGAAGTTAAAAAGAAAAGTGACAAGAAAGGAGATGTTATTGATGTCAAACCAATCAAAGACAACAGGATCTAAAGCTCCTATGAAAGATAGAGTTGCTGATAAAACAATGCCATTAACAAAATGGTTTATTGAACAGTATTATCAAACGTATGAAGCATGTAGTAAAGATCCAAGATATAAACAGTTACCACCATTTAATCAAACTTCAATGCTGGCTACTGTATTCATAGCAACTAACGCTGCTCTAGATAAGAATAGAGATGCAAAACAAGTTGCAAAGAGATTAGAAGAATTATCTCAATTTGAAAAGAATACTAAAGTTGCTTAAATAAATTGGCATAAGCCCTATCTAGTGTAGGGCTTAAGCCCTTAAACTGAAAGGATATAAAATGGGAATGGATGTATACGGATTAAATCCAAAGATAAAAGAAGGTAGTGTTAAACCGAAAGAAATAGATTTTGGTAAAGCTACTGAAGAAGAAAGAAATAAATACTTTGAAGCTAAAAATAAATACGAAGATGAAAATGTAGGTACTTATTTTAGAAATAATGTATGGTGGTGGAGACCACTATGGAATTATGTTTATGACAGGACTGATGTTCTTACAGAGAAAGATTTCAATCTAGGTCATGAAAATTCTTACCATAAGATTTCTGCAACTAAAGCAGAAAGAATTGGTAAAGTATTATTAAAGGATATGGAACATGCTGAAAAGGTAGAGAAAGAATATAAAGCAGATGTCACACCTAAAAAAGAGTTTAATGAACTTTGTGATGTAGCAGCTAATTATTTATATAATAAGATAGTTGATAAATCAGATGGTAAAATAACTTGTCCAGGTGATATGAAAATACATGATCCTGCAAATTATAAACGATGGCATGCATTAGCTCAAATGGGAGGTGGATTACAATTTGATACACCTAATTATCCATTTGCAGCAAGTAATGTCAAAGAATTTGCTAACTTTTGCTTAAATAGTGGAGGCTTTGAAATAGGGTAATATGAAAAACGATGAACAATTAAGAGTGTTAAATAAAGCTACTGACAAAGCCTTGAAAGTTGTAGAGAAAGAACGTCAAGGTAAACGAAGACACTATATAAACGAATGGTTTAGATGGGTCGAGTTAGTAGCTAAATACATTAAAAGGAGAATAAACTAATGAAAAATAAATCAATGAGTCAAATGAATAAAGAACGTAAGAGTCCAAAGTGGAAATTAGTGACATTCCATGAAGATGGAAAGCAGTTTACTACTTGGCATCATGAGAAACCTGATTTCAAATTGATGTATAAGAAAATAGGAACTAATATGATAGAAATGTCTACTGCATATATACCAGAATTATCTAATAGAAAAGATGGTTATGTAGATATTTTTATGGATGAAGAAGCTAAACTTAAAATGATGCCTACTGTTAATGCTAAGATAACTGCAGCATGGCTTGAATGGGTTTCCAAAACTGAAAGATTTTTACCTAGAAGACAAACATTGCCAAATGATTTTATTGCAGGTAAAGTATGTGTTATACAGAAAGTATCAGAGGAGGCAGCATGAACGAAGGAATGAAAAATCTAAAAGAGATCGAAGATCTACGTAAAGAAATAGAATATCTTAAAAAACAAATAAGTCTTTTACAAGATAATCATAATATAGAATTAATGGATAAAGATCGTAGAATAGCAGATCTAATGAACATTAATGATTCTCACTCACAAACAAATGGTGATCTTAGAGTTCTAAATAATCAATTGTTAAGAGAAAATGATAAGATAAAAGAAATCATTAATAAAACAGTTGATAAATTAAGAAAGAATGGTGAAATATGAAAAAATATATAACTAGATTTCATATATGGCATTTACACAATAGAACTGAAATTGTATGGTTTACAATTGGATTTACAGCAGGAGCAATAATATTATGATAACAATTAATCCAGCTGAAGAAATGGCTAAAACCAAAGAGGAATTAGCTGATTGTAAAGAATCTATTTCTGTGTTAAGTAATGCTATAAAATGTGGATTTTTATATGATAAGCATTCATTAATAATTCAGGAATGGTTAAAAGAATATAAAGATCGATTTGAGTATTTAGATCATATATTGGAAGGACAAATAAATGAGCGATATAAACGAAAGAAGTCTTAGAGCAATGGTTGCGACTAAGCAGTTAGAAATAGATAAACTAAAACGTAAAATAAAGGAGATGGAAAATGATAACTCCAGACAGCGAAGTACTGAGACTAGAAAAACGTCAAAGAGGACTTCAAAGAGTAGCAACAGCGATTAATGATTTAACTATATACGGAATATATCCCACAAATTTTCCGAAGTTAACTCAAGTATTAGAACATGCAAAAGATCATGTTAAAGCTGAGATTAATGCTACAAAACAAAGAATAGTAGAAATTGGTGGTCAAGCTGTTGAAGAAGTTTATACTAATCCATTAGATGGAGATCCAGTACATAAAACTGATGTAGATCTTATGGATGTTGTTAAAGAACATAAAGAATTAGAAGATTCTAATCAAATTCACGATGAGTGAACAGAATTCTCAGCAGGAGCATACTAATTCGTACGACCTAACTGAGATAGAGCCAGGTGGGAGACTGCCTGGTTCGCTAAATTTAGATGGACACATCAACGTCAGACTAGACCATGGTTAAGTCGTATAAGAACTCAAGTCTCGACCACGTTGGCTAATTACCTTAATGGTGTGTCCTTTTAAATTTAATGCAAAGTATGCTTAGGTTTAGCCCACAAAAACATTTCATGATCATTATCCTCAAACTTATTCATAACATCTATAGGAATTGCAGATCCTTCTTCTTCAAAAACTAATTGTAAATGGGTACTGTAGATGATGGCTAAAGCCATTGCATCTGCAGCTCTTATAGATATATCAGGATGTTGTTTATGAATGAAATCTCCTATGGCATTAGGGTTTATATTCTTAATAAATTTTTGAGAATATAACTCTTTGCTTTTAGGAAATTTAAATATTTTAGCCATATTAGATATACCTCTGGCGAGGATAAAGTATTTTATAGTTTGGGTTGCATGATAAAGTCAATATGTTTCTTAATAAGAGGTACAATTTTGTTATAAACCATCACCCACAATAATGAATCATCATAAAAGAAATCAGAGTTTTTCCACATATCTTTGTTATGTTTATAGAAAGTCTCTGCTATATGTAGTGGGTCTATCTCTATTTTTAACCAGAAGTTGCGTTCAGAAAGTCCGCAAGTATGTAAATAACTATGGTGTAAAAAACATAAAGGAATAGTCCATTGATCACCTACTTTTTGAGATATACCTCTATGCTGAGCATAGGTTATATGGTGAGCTTGGCAGGGAACATCTTGACAAAGTATGCAAGCCTGGCTTGCTACCCACTTAAGATACTTTTTGTCTTTTAACCTTAGTTCCTTGGCCTCTGATTGTATGTCTAACTTTTTTGTACCCATAATAAACTGCTAATCTAGATAAACCTTCATGTACATAGTTAGACATTTTACGTTCAGTTGTGCCTAGTATGTTTGCAATTTCAATAATACCATAATTATAATGACAAAAGAACTTCATAATTTGAGAAAGATGTTCACCTAATTCCTCATCAACTTCTGCGACAGCTAAAGCTGCACCCATCTGCATAGACATAAAATCAGTATTATTATTATCAATACGTTCTTTAATAACATTACCCGTTCCTCCGCCTTGCAGTTCACACATTAATCGGTATCTAGAACCAGCTTCATATTCTTCCCATGATATTAATCTACGATGAAACATATATAATAGACGAGATTCACGTATGTTTAACCATACTTTTTTTTTGTCTATTATTGTTTCTATAAGTTCTGGTTTTTCTAACTTTCGCATTTATATTCCTTTAATGCTTTATTCACATAGTGTTTAAAGCGTTGATTAGATTGATAAAAACGAATCAGACGATACACTCTATTTTTATGTTTGCAACCATGAAAACGAGCAATTAGGCTTTTGCTCCCCCACCGTTGTGTAGGTAGCAATAGCCAACATAAGATAATAGATAAGTTATATTTATTATACTCATCTTTATCTTTTATTGGTTTTTTTCCCTTCAAAGTATCAAGGGATATGTTATAAGTACTACATAAGTACTTTTGAATATTAACAATCATATGGAGAAAATTATGTTGAAAGTTATAGAACATCATTCAGCTTCTGCTGGTAATACGTTTATTGATTGTCCGCAAATGTGGATCATAGAAAAAATATACGGATTTGAAACGGAAGAGAATGCAAGAATGAAGATGGGTCATGCTGCGGAAGAAACAGCTCATGATGCATTAGCAAATCAAATCATTGATGAAAACAATATATCAGAATTTGCAAAACATCAATACGTTATGAAGCGTCAAGGTAGTGAAGATGATGATGAATGTGAATGGTCTGCTAGGATAGCAAACACATTTGTTAAAGAGTTAAAACAATATGGTAAACTATTGCATTATCAGAGAGAATATAATGGTCCATTTAAGGATCTGGCTCTACCAATAGTTGCAAAGACAGACTTTGAGTTCAATGATTATATCGTTGATACTAAAGCTACTGCTAAAGTTTGGAGATATGCTCCGACTGCAGCAGATAGAAAACAAGGGAGAAAGGGAAAAATTAATCATAACTATCACCCTAAACCCGATCATTTAAGGCAGCAGTTCTTATATCGTGAGTTATTCAATAAAGAATGCTTACTATTATATGCATCTCCTTGGGATAATCATACGTCAGATTTAGGAGATCATGTAGGACATCTTGAAACATTAATACAAGCCTTTAAATCGATAGAACATATCTTGACTATTGCAAAGACAAAGGAAGACGTTGTACGAATGTTTCCTTTGACATTCGACAACTGGAGGTGGAGATATACCCCAGGTGCTGAATCGTTTGCAAGAAAGATATGGCATGATGCCTGGAAATGAGGTATAAATGCAACGAATAGGTAGTATAGTTAAACAATTAAATATAAGGAGAAAAATGGATAATTTAGAAACATTTGAATGCTCACATAAAAAATCATTCGCATCAAGAGATGGTGGCGGTAAATACAGTATTTACGTTACCAAAGATGATGGTAATGATATGACTATTTATGGTGAAGCAGTAGGTGCTGAAGGATGGCAGAAAGGTGCAAGATTAAAAATAACTGCACTACCTGCTAGACAAAGCAAGAATGGTAAATGGTATCAAACTGCAAAATCAGTTGAGTTACTAGGTGGCGAAGTTGCTACTACTGTAAGTGTACCAAATACTGTTCAAGCTGCACCAAATAAATCTGGTCAATGGGAAGAAAAATATAGATTGACTATGAGTAATTTGTTAGCTGCATCTTTATCATCAGGTAAAGAAGTAGATTTCGAAGCAATAGATAAAATGGTTAGAAAAATTCTATCAGCAAAAAATGATGAATTTGAAGATCAATTTTAAATGAATTGCTATACTGAAGAATTACCTCCCTTAAGGTATAGCGTGGCAAGTGGGTTCAACATAGAACAAATGTATAAATATAAATGAGCCCACTTTGTCATATATGTTTAAGAAAAGCGGAGGTAAAAGAAAAACAAATATATTATTGTGCAAAATGTTTATGTGAAAGATTAGGTATTTATGATAGAACTACTAATGCTATTAATAGCACCAAGCGAAATCAATCCACAAAAGTTAGGAATCAAATATGTGTTAAAGGAAACATTTATTGATTACCAAAGTTGTGAAAAATATGTTAAAGAAAATATTTACATGAAGCCAGGTGATCAAAGATTTGAAGGAATTTTTTATAAAATAGACGATAAAGAATACAGAGTGTATTTAACTTATTGTAAACCTGTGGAGAAAAAATGAAATGGAATATAAACTTTTCAAGTTACAATTGGAGTCTTTCCATTATACGACTTGGAAGAAAGATAAAAAGGTACGTGAAGCATTTATTCACTACAAAAGAACAGGAGAAATAAAATATGATAACGGAAGACAGATTGGAAAAAGCATTAGCTTATCTAGCTCAAACAGACGAAACGAGTGCAGAAGCAAGTGCTAATGTTAAATATCTAGACAGACTTCTTAAAAGAAGAAAGGCTTTATTCATTACAGGTGAAAAGAGTCTTAAGAGTATATCTGCTAAAGAGCAGGCGTATTACGCATCAGAAGATTATGAAAAAGCTGTTCAAGAAATTTATGATGCAGAAGTAAAAGCGAGTACTCTTGAAAATAAAAGAGATAAAGAAGGTATGATAATAGATCTCTTTAGAACATTAGAAGCAAGTAGAAGGAAACATAATATATGAAATATATAATAATAGTATCTACATTATTTTTATTAAGTGCTTGTGCGGTAGGACAAAAATGTACTTATACGCAGGATGGCACTAAAATTAAATCTTATGTATGGTTTTATAAAGAAAAACCAATTGATCTTGATAAGGAAAATTGTAATTGATTTATAAGTTTAAAATTTGGGTTTGGAAACCTATGATTTGTGAAATAAATTTATCAGCTTTGACTGATGAAGAAGCACTTAGAACTTTTAAAGCCTTAGATCTTAATAGTTTTCAATGGAAGAGAGATCAAATGTTACATAATAGAACAACTTATGAAGTAATTAAAATAGATGAGACTACTAAAGACAGTACCATCATCTCAAAGTGAACATGATTTACCTGAGTCTAAACTTTGGTTTGCTGTTATAGTGCAAGCTCTTACAGATGCTGCTTATGCAGGTAATCGTAGAGAACCTTTATATAATAAACGAGAAGCAATACAATGGATGAAAAACGAAGGAAATGATTTTAAAATGGTGTTTCATTATGCGGGTTACGAATTTGATTATGCTACGAGAAAGGTTCGTAAACTCTTGTCTTCTATAGAATATCAACTTAATAAAACTCAATTAGCTATTCTAACTAAGAAGAAGTTTACACCTAGAGTAAAAACTGATATAAGATATAAGTTGAGCTTTTAATGAGATATAAATATTTAGTAAAAGAGGAAGGTTCAGATAAAAACGAAGAGATCCAAGCTATGAGTTTTCATAAATTAATTAAAAAATTAGATCCTAAAAAAAGATATGTAGTAGATTATAAGAATAAGAAATCTAATTATTGTCAAAAATTAGTATATAACGGAACCTATAAAATAATATGACAGATACTAATATATTTAAAGATGTTACTTATGATTCACTTAATAGACAAGTCGATGGTGATCATTATCGTAGTTTTAAAATTCAACCTGCTCATTTTATTAATGAGAATGAATTATTGTTTGCAGAAGGTAATGCTATTAAATATATCTGTAGACATGCTAAAAAAGGTAAGCGTAAAGATATAGAAAAAGCAATGCATTATTTAGAAATGATTATAGAAAGGGATTATAACGATGGGTCATTTTAGTGGATTAAACAAAGAGAATAAAGAACTAAAAATATATAGGCCTTTTGGTCCATCAATAGGTCATTGTAAATTACCTCAAGATCTTATTGATGATTTCAATAAAGATTGCAATAGCATTGTTGCTAGTAAAGAAAAAAGTAAGCTGCATGATTTCTCTGATGATCTAGTAGGTAATGTTAAACAAGAACTAATTATTAGCCCTGAAGTATTTGAAAAATGGGCTCCTTATTTTCAAAAATTAGTTAGTGCTTATATTGAAGCACATCCTGATAATGCTCATGAACTTCAGAAAATAGTATTTAAATCGGGTTGGTATGTAAGAACTTTTGCAGGTGATTTTAATCCCTTACATTATCATACGAATTGTCATATGTCCTGTGTAGGGTATTTATCTTTACCTGAAGGTATACAAGAAGAATGGGATAGAGAGGATAAAGATCACTATCCAACTGCTGGTGGTATTGAAATGCAATATGGACAAGTCCAATTATTTTCAACTAACACAGTAAGAATCCGCCCAAAGGTTGGAGATTATTATTTATTTCCTTGGTGGATGTATCATATGGTATATCCTTTTAGAACAAAAGGAGAACGTAGATCTTTTAGTTTTAATGTCTTTGGTAAGCCTAGAGAAATGAATAAACCAAAATCTAAATTAATTGTTTAATCATCGTCATCTTCTTTAGGTCTAACTTTTCCAAATATAATTTTATAATTAAATTTAATACTATCTTCCATTTTACTACCTGATGCTAAAGGTTTCCCACTAACACCTACAGAATGTCTTGTGTTTTCACAAGCTGTAAGTAATAAACCTAGAAATAAAAATATTGTTAAATACTTCATTGTTTTTACTACACCGCCTTTGCTTTTTTTAAACATCGTGTTAAAAATTTAAATAGGTATGGGTTAGCTTTAAATATCTTTTCATAACCATCACCAACTGCTTTAGCAATAGGTTCTTCCCCTTTAGTATTAACATCTATGTTTTCCATATTCATAATTATATGAAATAATTCATGAAATAGAGTGTTAAATAATACCAATCCTTTTAACCTTTTATCTATTTGTAAAATTTTAGTGTTTGGATCATATAGACCAAAACAATCTTTTAGAATAATATATTCAAGACGAATCTTTCTTTTACCATACTTGATAAAAGTAGGTTTCATTTAATTCTTCTTTTTCTTATTTTTCTTTTTCTTCTTATTTTTATTAGGTGTTTTCTTATCCAATGTTTCTTCAATTTGACTAATCTTTTCTTTTACTAAAACCATATCTTTAGATAGAGAAAATGTTTGAGATAAATTCCAACCACCTAAAGCTAATAAAATTCCAAGTAAAGCTACTACAATTTTTTCATTCATTATTTTGTATATCCTGATGTATCATATTTATCTTTTACAATTTTAACTATTTTAGTTGAACCCATATATACTTCTAAAACTGCGTCTATCTCACCACAAGCCATTCTAACATTTTGAGGATTGACACTTCTCTCAACTGTCCTTTTCATTTTAAGGCAGGTACTCATCTTTTGATCTTTAACGTAAGTATGTTCTATAACTCCACCTTGATAAAACATGCAAAGTGCTATTACTCCACTAGTTATGGTTTCCATTTGCAAAACTCCTTTGTTTATCTTTTAATTTTTCTACATCTGATTGTAGTTTTTCAACTGCTTTACTTAATGCAGTTATATTCACTTCATTGTGTAACATTGAATCTACTCTGTCTTGTAATTTATCTGTTTGTTTATACAGTTCTTCAATAAGCATAAATTGTTCAGAGTCTGCTGGTAATGAACCTAACAAACCTCTAGGCCAACCAATTCGAAATTCTGTATTAAGAGTAAGATCTTTGTCCATAATTTCTAATTGTGTAGCATGGCGATTAAGAGTTTCTTGTATTCCAAAAAAAGCCCACACACCAATAGCAACTGCTGCAATAATGGAAATTAAATTCCTTATTGGCATTGCTACATTTGTTGAATCATTTATTTTCATATCCAGTTTATTACCTTAAATGTTAAATAGAGTGTTATAAAAGTAAACATTGCTATTATTTGTATGTCGTAAGGGTGGTTACGCATTTCTTATTATTGGCAAAGATGCACCTGAATTATGATAACATTTTAAACATGATTGTTTATGATCTGGAAAGACCACATAAATTTGTTTATTAATTATCGGTTTCTTGCACCACTTGCATTTTCTTTTGTTTTTTGTTTTTGAGTTCATCAAGTTCATTATTAGCTTTGTTTAAATCCTCTGCTGCAAACTCTAACTTTTGTAAAGTTCGTTTAAGAGAGGAGTCTTTTAGTTTACAAGCATCTTCAAGTTCGTTTATTTGCTCTTTAAGCATACGTACTTGTTCTTTGTATTCGTTAATAATTTCTTGATAATCTGGTTTTTCCATTACTTCTTAGAAGTTGGTCCACTACCTCTAAAGATCTGAGTACCTTTTATACCAAAAATACTCGCCACGACAAGGATCCATAAATTAGTAAACCATTTTGGAAGAGAGTGAAAATACTCAAAAAAGAGTTTTACTTTCTCCATTGCTGTCGGATCGTCTGATAGTACTGCCCACATAAGCACTATAATCGGAGCCGAAATTATAACCAGCACAAATTCGTCTTTATAATCATTTTGTCGTGCCTCTAAAAGTTTGCCCTGGTAAGTTTCCTCACCTCGAGCCATACGTTCTGCGTGCATAAGCTGAGCGTCAGACATAGCCATCTTCGTCTTTTGACGATTAGAATATATCTTACTACCAGCTTGTAATGCTATCTTTGCTAAACTAAACCATGCCATGTTTTATTCTCCTATAACTTCCTTTGCCTTTTTTAGGTTTATGTATTTTGTGTTTACTTTTTTGTAACACTTGAACCATCGGATTTCTTGACGGTGTATATCTTTCCTGTTCCTCCACCTTGAAATCGGAGGTAATGCCTTTTATTCCATCTTTTATTCCACGCCCAAACATTAAGTTTGCTGCTTATGGTTTCTATGATGCCGAAGAATTTGTCGGAAATCCATCCCATGCCTTATACATTCCTTCTACTAAAATTTCATCAGAGTATGGTTGATCGCCATTCTCCATTTTAATAATGGATTTAACTAAAGGTAAATAGTGTTCTATACTATTGTCTAGTTTATCCATCGGGTTAAAGTTCATTCTTTCACAAACAAACTTTATATAAGCGTCAGTATCGTTTTCACTAGGAGGAGCCCATCTTCCGATGATGTCCTCTATATTATATTTCTTATGTGAAAAACGATAGACTAAGAGTATTCGCATTAAAGCACGAATACCCCATATAGGTTCTTTAAAAACACAAAAAACCTCGTCTGATTGTTCATCAGCGAGACCATCCCAGTCAGTACCTAATTTGATATTGCCTGGATTGTGATTTCTAATTCCTCTAGGTAATTTTTTTGTTCCATCTGCCATTGTCTTTTAATACCATTGGGATTAACTTGGGTATTCCATCTATAATTACTGAGGATCCTATAACTGGTCTAGACTTTTGTAATTTATTATATTCAAAAGCTAAACTTTTCATGTCTATTAGACATCCAGTTTGCATTCCCCAAAGTAATTCATTTGGATTACTCCAGTAATCGATTTTAAAAACAGTATGATAGTGTCCTTGTACAGTACACATACCATATTGTTGTGCTACTTTTAGCACGTCTTTGTATTTACCATGACAGAAGTATATTTTTTGACCATTAGATGCTTTCAAAATCAAATCTTCGTGCCACGTCCAACCTGGCCCAACACCTAACATTTCGTTATAAGTCTTAAAGACTTCGTGTGGTAAACCATGTCTAGTAGCTTTTCTAAAAACTAAGCTACCATGATTGGAGTCTAGCAAATACATTTTAGGAAACATCTTATGAAGTTTCACAAAAAATTGTCTTGCAGTTTTAAGTTCGTCACTTGCTGCGTATAAGCCAGGATGCTTGTCGTGGAATGAAATGCTATGCCAATCAAGCTCATCGCCTATATTTACTATGCAATCAGGTTTATATTTTCTTCTAATTGCATCCAGAAAGTCAAGTGTATCTGGGTGGTGATATGGTGAATGTTGATCTGCTATAACAAGTATTGATTTTCGAAGCATATAATTGCTTGTACAACTAAATAGTGTGTTAGTCTAGAGCCAAAGGTACAAAATTAATAGGTATTTTTTCCTCTGGTTTTAAAGGATAGCAGACAAATTTAAAATATAATTCTTCTCTATTAGTAGTTCTGCTGCCTATTTCCTTCATTTTTTCTAAGGATTTTTCATAGCCAGCTATCATACATTCATAATGATTGTTATATTTTTCTGGAAATGTATACGGTTTCATGCACTCACTATAAACATAGGAGCACATAATAATTGCTAATGCTATCTTCATTATGAAACTAATAAAGTTTTAACTAACCCTAAAAGGTTTCCCAACGCCATAACACCAACAACCCAAATAATTTTATAAATTGTATTTACTCTAGCTGTTAAATGTACAATATGGTTATCTAATTTAGTATTAATTACTTTAAGTTCACCATGAATTTTTAATATTTCTTCTTTATTTTCTGTATGTCTGCTCATTAAAATAATGTTTCGTAAGGAGACCTTACTAACCCTTTTGTTTTATATTGTGTATATCGTGGCCCTTGGTATCTAGGATGACCACTTTGCCCTAGTACAAAATCAACTGCTGTGTCCCAAGCAAGATCAGCACTAAGCCCATCTCGTTCTAAACCTTCAGCAATATTTTGTGATGCTGTTTGTAACCAAATAGGTAAAAATCTTTTACCAATCTGACCACCTATCTTTAAACCTTTCTCAATAGCTTCATCATCTTTCTTAGTAATGTTTGGACTCCACTTAGTTGTCAAGTATTTTTTATTAGTTAATACTTCTATTGTAGTTCTAGGTAATGCTCCTATCTTTTTAAGACCAGTAGATTGTGGAGCAGTTATCCAATGGAAAGGTTCCATTAACTGTTTTGAAAAGGTAAGTACTTCACCATTTCCTAAGTCAATTCTTGTTGGATCTGTATTCTCTAATAGAGAGTGTCCGCTAAATGCATAGTTTAATGCAGATCCTGCTGCTGCATAAGTAAGTGCAGCTTTAGCAAAATAATATTGATATAATCTTCTTAGCTGTGGATCAGCTTCAAATCCAGGTAAAGACTTAGCTATAATTCTAATGTTAGATATTGTCCAATCAGGAGCAAACATTAGTAATTGCATATAACCTCTAGAGCCTGGTGCAAATGTAGTTTGCATCATTCTTTTTAATAAAGGTTCTTGTATGCTATTAGCTAATTTAGCCCAGTCTTGTCCACCAAAAGCATCATTAGAAAACTGTGCTGCTCTTTGTGCGTGTCTATAAATTTGTGCTTGAGTATCTCCAGGCTGTATAGCTTTATTTAATGCTGTAAGAAAAGTATTAAGTTTAGCATGAGTAAATACTCTGTCCCAAGTTATTCTATCAAACCATTTAAAAACTTTTTCAGCTTTACCACTAGATGAAATACCAAAATGTCTTTTTAAAAAGGTGTCAATTCCTCTTAAGTTATAATAAAATCTATCAAATCCTACATCTTCAGGTGTTGATATTTGTAATCCTGATCCTCTAGAAAATTGAATAACATCTCTAAATCCATGTTGTTCTAATTGTTTTACTGCATGAGGAAACTCATTAACATAAGTTCTAGGATTATTAATTAGATTTTCTAATTCAGCTTTAGATCTTGGGTTTAATATTTTCTTAATAAAATTCCATTTAGATCCAGCAAACCACATTGATTCAACTAATGCACCTGCATGAAAGAATGAAAAACCTACCGCTAATCTTTTCATCATTAAGTTAGTTGTAAAGAGTGCTGACATTAATGGTTGTTCATCAGTAGCATCAAAAACCATTCTTAATGATTTTTCCATTCCTTTATGAATATAAGGAAAGTTTATATCATCTTTAAAATAAGGATGTTTAAATTCTGTATAATCTTGAGGAACAGGATGTCTTCCTTTTCTAATTAAAAGAGGTGATCCACCTACTTTTGATTTTTCTAAACTTGTTATTAAAGCTCTAGTAGATAATGCTTTACCTGCTGCGTGAGCATATATTTTAATAAGTTCAGTAGGATCATCATAACCTGGTTTAATTTTAAAATTCTTTTGAAGTCCTGCGTTAATATCTCCAAAAACACCACGTTTAGCAAATTGAAACTTGCCTGATGGACCAGTTACTGTTTGATCAAATTCTTTAACAAATCTAAAAGGTTGTATTTTAGGATTATAATGTTCCCATAATAAAGGAAGATAGTTAACTCTTTTATTAAATAATAAACCACTACCTTCTTGACCAAGAGATTGCTCTAAACTATCAAAGGTTTTTCTAATAGCTTTAGCTGCATCTAATTCTTTAGCAGATAATTCTGAATCAGCAATAGGTTTTAATTTACCATCATATCTAAAGTTTTTTCTATCAACTCTAGCTTTAGTTAAGTAATAAAATATCTTACGTCTAGAATCTATTGCGTCAGGTATATTTTGTTTAATCTTATTAGCTAATTCATATGCAGCAGAGTTTAATTTAACTGTACTCATTTTAGCTGCATCTAATGTAGCTTCTGCTGATAATGCTGCGGCATCAAAATCTTTAGGCATTTGTTTGGCTCTGCTTAAAAGAAATCTTCCAGCTGCATATATAGCTGCACCAGCTCCTGCACCTTTAGCTGTTGCTAATAATTTATCATCTTCAGCTGTTAAGAATTGTGCAGTTGCACCTATAGCTGCAAGAGTACCACCTCTTTTAAGAGCAGCATTAAAAGACATATCTCTTCCATGTTCATTAAGCTGTCTTAAAGCAGCAGTCATATCTGCTTTAATAACTTGAAACTTTTTATCATCTGTAATAATTCTAGTTTGTTTTTGTATTTCGTCTATAAGTTCATCAACAGAACGAAAGATACCATTCTTATTATAGTCTAAAAGTTTTTCAGGATTAATTCCGTGTTTATTTAAAACTTGATTTTGTATTTGTAAAACTTTATTTTTAGGAACTTGAGTTAATCTTTGAGCTAAAGCTCCTGTGCCTGCAAAACCTACAGAGATTAAAGCTCCTGCTGTAGCTCCTATAGTAGTTTCTATTGTAGTTCTTTTAGGATCTAATGTAGCATCTTCTCCTAATTGCCATGCAGTTGAAAATGCAAAAGGTACTCCAAGTGTAGCCATAGCTCCAACTTTAATATCGGCTATGTTATCAGCTTTCTTAGCTGCTACTGTAGTCATGCTAAGATTCTTAGCTCGTTTTAATCTAATACCATTAACAACTCCTCTACCTAATCTATGCCATCCAAGAGGCGTAAATAATAACCAAGGATCTGCCATAATCATATTAACTAATTCAGCTCCAAAGAGTTTAGGATTGGCTTTAATCATATTGCCAACTTCCTTCATGTCTATGGACATAGGACCATCATCTAAAAGATAACCAAATCTTTGTAGTTTTCTTTCAGCTTCCTGATAGATTTTAGATCCTTGTTGCTGAGGATTATTACGAATGTAATTGAGTGCTTCTTGTGCTTGTTTCTTTTTTGTATTGCCAGTCATCCATTGGTAGAGTGATGCTGGTAAAGACTCTTCTAACCATAGGTGATATGGATTACGTAGAGACTGAAAAAACCCAGGCGTTGAATCCTTTACTGGTTCTTTTAAACCATCGGGTATACTACGTACTGGGTCTTTTAATTTAAATTCATTAACATTAAAGTCATTAGCCATTTATCTTCTTTTTTTAGGTCCTCTAATATTAAATTTTGTAACATCACCTACATTGTATGTTCTAATTTTTTTCCAAATAGGTCTTCCTGTTTTACGATTAATTCCAACTTGTTTTTCTGCTGTTCTATAAAAATCAGCATGTCTATCCAGTCTAGCTAATGGAATTTGAGCTTCAATTTTTTGTCTAGTTTCTTTTATAACTCTAGATCTATCTTTCCAAGATTTTTCTGTTTTATATACTTTCTCTAATGTTTTTCTATACGCTTTAATTTTAGGCATAGGTTTACCTTTTGCATAAAAGGCTTTTTGTGCAGCACTTAATGGATCTTCAGGTGACCATCCCATTTGTTGAGTTGTCATACCTTTAGGTAGACCACGCTTTTTTAATCTATAATATTTTTCTGGTCTGTCTTTAATACCACTAGGAGTAACATCTAATTTTTTACTAGCTTTTGTAAAAGATTCTAATCCTTTTCTTTTAGCTATTTTTGATACTTTAATTGATGCTTTAGTATATGCAGCTTTAGCTCGTTTACCTTTAGGTGATAAACGCTTATAATTACCTATAGGTTCATAATGTCCTTTGCTACCAAATATAGATAAAGCTCTAGCTCTAACTCTTTTTAAACCTGTTTGTAAATATCTACCTTCAGTTCTTGCACCAATCTTAGCAGCCATATCTCTTTTAGCAATAGGTTCTGCAAAAGATCTTTGACGAGCTTTAGTAAATTTTTGTGCTACATTTCTAAATATAAATGTTTTAATCATTATGTATCCTATTCAAAGTATTCAGGGAATCTATTTCTGAGAATCTTCTCAGCTCTAGGTTTAGATACTTTTTGTAATGATGGGTTTGCTGCTAATAGCATAGCAAATATTTGTGAATCATCGTTAGATAATACTTTACCTGATGATTTAGCTATCATAATCTCTGGTCCTTCTTCTCCTACAACGTAGGCTTTGTTAGCTCTAACTGGACCACCTCTAGCCATACCAGGTATTTTCTTTTGAAGTGTTTTAGATGTTATTCCCCAATCACTTAAAAAACTTCCTTTCTTTTTAATCTCTTTAGAGTTAACTAATCTTTCTAAAATTTTAAGTTGATCTGTTCGTCTAATGATTTGAGATTTGCCATCTTCTTTAAGTTGTTTTTGTTTTTTTCTAATTTCTACTTGAAACTGAATAGCTATTTCTTCTACTGCTGCTTCATATCTAGCACCTGCTCCTGGTCCACTTAATAAATTTTCAAACCAGTTACCTTCTTCAATGTTAATTGATTTTAACATATCTTTAACTTCAGCTATATCTGAGCCAGTAGCTTGTATAGGTTCTAGTTTTCTATCTTCTATAATCTTTTTATAATGTGAGGATATACCTGCTGCTTTAAGAACATTATCTAATGAACCTTGACCTAAAGTTTTACCTTCAGCTCCAGCTTGCATAAATGCTAATCCCATAGTAAAGGCAGGGTTAGCCATAAGACCTTCAAAGCCACCTTTTTCTTTCCAATGTGCCATAGCTTCATCTGGATTTACTTTAGCCATACCAGCTAATCTTTGCCAAAAATTAGGATCCTGTGGTGTTGCAACTTTTGTTTCAGGTGAACCTTCAAAACCTGTTTTTCTTTGAATATTTTGTGCTTGAATTTGATTAGGAGTTACTCCTTTATTAGCATCCATTCTTCCTGGTATACGACCTGTATATCCATATCTTCTAGGATCTAATGAACTACCACTTTTTGTTTTGTTTTGTAAACCTGTTCCGTATTGAGAACCTCTAGCAATTTCTTCTAAAGATTTTTTTCTTTTGTCAGGGTCTTGCATACCCCAATTACTGAATATATCAAATAAACCACTCATATTATAGTATTCCTTTTGTTAAACTGTGTTTTTGTAAAAAGTCAAAGTAAGGTGTTTGGTTAGATGCTAACATTCCTACCGCACTAGGATTTCCTAGTATAACAGACTGTTTACTTTTTGCTGCTGCAAATTCTGTAGCTAAATTAAAAGCATTAGGATTTGTACTAGATCCTCCTAAACCTTGATACCAATTAGCTGCAGGTGAATTAGTTGGTTTAGTTGTTCCTGAAACAATATAAGGTGCATAAGGAGCTACATCTTTCATCATTTGAGATTCGTTATCTCCACTCATTTCTTGAGTTGTCATATCATTTGTTCTTGCTCCAGTATTACCCCAACCTTTTTTCGCAGTCCATTCACCAATATTTTTACCAGTAGCATATAAAAAACTTAATGTTGGAGACCATTTAATAGCATCAGGTCTATTAGCCCAATGTTCTTTCCAAGTTAAATCTTGTTGTTGTACACTTGGATCATTTCGATCAACAATAACGCCTTCAGAATTTCTAACATTTGGTCCATCAGATACATTGCCTTGTGAATCAACAGTAATTAAACCTTTATCAATAGCAAATTTTCTATCAATTTCTGCTTGTTCTTCATTATCTTCAGTTCCATCATATTGAGGATATTGAGTTTCTTGTTTCCAAGATTGATAATGTTGTCTATCGTGTTCTGCTTGTTGTTCATTATCCATTCCAGAATAACTATCTGATGATGGTGCAGAATAAGTGTCGGGTGCAGAACTTTGTACATCTGAAAAATCAGATTCATAATCATCTGTTTCACTCCAATTAGTTTGATTAGAATCACCAGTCATTGTTGGATGACCTGTATCTCCAGCACTATCTGAACTAGATCCACCACCACCTCCACAATAAGTAATTGGGCCATTGTATTCAAAATGGTCTTCTTCGATAATATTATTATCCTTGTCTAAGACAATCTTATTGTAAATTTTCATGTTAACTTTATATAATTATTGCTATAACTAAAATAACAACAGCTACTGCTATTGCTTTTTTATGTTCTTCCACAAAATGTGGAATATGTTCTTTAAGTTTCATTATAATAATCCTCCTAATAATCCAAAACCGCCACCAATAAGTGCTCCCATGCCTGTATGACCGCCAAGCATTTGACCTAATGCAGCTCCTGACATAGCTCCGCCAGCAGCCATTCCTATTGGATTAGCTCTTGGTGCTGTTTGTGTTCCTGTTCCCATATTAGTTCCCCAACCTGAAGCAATAGGTAATACTGTTCCTGAGTATTGATCTAAAGCCATTTGTGGAGCTAAATTCTGTGCAGCTGTAATATCTTCTAATTGTTGTCCTACAGCTGTTAAACTTGGTACAGCTCTTGCTGTTTGTAATTGTCTATTTCTTTCTGCATTATATGATTGAAATGCATAAGGTAATGCTTTTTGTGCTACTTGTCCTGCCACTACAGATTGAGAAAGTGGACTTCCTGGTGTTCTTCCTGCACCACTAAACTGCCCAGCAACATTTGAATATACATCCGTAGCAGCTTGGCTAATTAAAGGAGATAAAAAAGGATTGCTATACTGACCTTGGATTGTATTTAATATTTGTTGATTTGCAGCATTAGCCATTGTTTCTTGTGCAGCTAATCCTTGCATTGTTTGTGTTGTAGGTGCAACATATCCAGCTGCTGCTGGACCTTGACCATATATTGTACCAGCTTCAGATATTATCTGATTTAATGCTGGTTCTGCTGGAGCATAAGGTTGCGTAATACTTGTTTGTGTACTGCTTCCTTGATTGCCTCCGCCTCCGCCTCCAAATGACATATTATTTATTCTCCTTTTTCTTTTCTAATAGAACATGACTTTCTGTGTAACCAAAGGGTTTAAGAACTTTCTTCCACCCAGGTCTAGCAACTAATTCGAGTAAATCGCAATTTTGTTGCCACGCAAAGTCTTCTATATGTTTAATTAAATGTTGCCATTTCTCACGATGTCTACCAATCATAATTTTGATATTAAGACATCTTTGTAATGGTCTTTGTATTACTTCAGTCACAACGACCCCGTAATACTTGTTTTGTTTTTCAGCTTCTGAATCCCATAGAATCCATAGCTGCATTTTTGTTTCTTTGATCCATTGTTTAATGTGATCTGATAAAGCATATCCATTAGATCTTGATAATGCATTTGCTATATCATTTTTAACAACCCCCCATACTTCATCTACACTTTTAGTAGGTATGTTATAAAGTTTAATCATGTAATCACAAGATAACTTATACCAAAATGTATTGAATCGGAAGAGCTAATTGTAGCTTTAATAGCATCAGATGATTCTAATACAAGTGGAGATCCTGTGAATACTTCTCCAGAAGTATTAGCTGTTAAAGTATGAGTTTTTAATATGGTAAATTCTGCACTAGCAGAACTATCTAAAACATCTAAAGAAAGTGTAGGAGTGTTTGATGTATTATTTGTAACAAGTATAGATTTAATTATAATTATTTCGTCAGATCCTGCTGTTAATAAAGCAGTTTCGCTACCTGTTGCTAATGCAACTCCTTTAAATTTGTAAGAATTAGCCATATCATTTTGGGTACTTAGACTTTACAGCAA